TGTCAGATGTTGCACACAAAACGGTATTAGAGGCGGCTCCGCAACTGTCCACTTTCCTATCTGGCATCAAGAAATCAACGACATCTTGGTACTCAAGAACAACAAAGGAACAGAAGACAACCGAGTCAGAAAACTCGACTACAGCATCCAGTTAAGTAAACTATTCTATGAAAGGTTTCTATCCGCTTCCAACATCAGTCTTTTTTCTCCTCATGATGTGCCAGGGCTTTATGATAGTTTTGGTACAGAAGGCTTTGATGAGTTATACGTAAAGTATGAACAGGATGAAACCATTCCTAGAAAGACAGTTAAAGCACAAGAACTTATCCTCGACTTATTAAAGGAGAGAGCAGAGACAGGTAGAATATATTTGATGAACATAGATCACTGCAACTCTCATTCATCCTTCAAGGATAAGGTGAGTATGAGTAACTTATGTCAAGAGATTACTCTTCCTACAGATCCACTTCAGCATATTGATGGTAGTGGAGAGGTTGCTTTGTGCATTCTCTCTGCTATTAATGTTGGTAAGGTTAATAGACTTGAGGAATTAGATGAGTTATGTGAACTTGCAGTGCGTGGTCTTGATGCTCTAATAGATTATCAACACTATCCTGTAAAGGCAGCAGAACATTCTACAATAAACAGGAGATCACTTGGTATAGGTTTTATAGGTTTAGCACATTACTTGGCAAAGAATGGTGCTAAGTATGATGATCCAGAAGCACATAAATTAGTTCATAAATTAACAGAACGATTCCAGTATGCTTTATTAACTGCATCTAATAGATTAGCGATGGAGAAAGGACCATGCGGTTACTTTGGTAAGACAAAGTATGCAGATGGTGTTCTTCCTATCGATACATATAAGAAGGACGTTGATGAAATAATTCCAAATGACTTACTTTGTGACTGGGAACATCTTAGGGGACGCATATCCGAGTATGGGTTACGGCACAGCACACTGTCCGCACAAATGCCTTCGGAGAGCAGCTCCGTTGTGTCAAATGCAACCAATGGAATCGAGCCTCCTAGAGACTACCTGTCCATTAAGAAGTCAAAGAAAGGACCCCTTAAGCAGATTGTTCCGTCTTATGGGACACTGAAGAATAATTACACATTGTTATGGGACATGCCAAACAATGATGGGTACATCAAAGTAACTGCTATAATGCAGAAGTTCTTTGACCAAGCAATCAGTGGAAACTGGTCATACAATCCAGAGAACTATCCTGACAATGAAGTACCTGTATCTGTTATGGCAAATGATCTTCTAACAACTTACAAGTATGGATGGAAGACCTCTTACTATCAGAATACATATGATGCTAAGAAGGATGGGGAAGAAATAAATGTAGATAATTTAATTAACGATATATTAAATTCTAACGAGGAGGAAACCTGTGACAGTTGTGCAGTCTAAAGAAATTTCTGGTATGACAGTCTTCAATACTGAAGATCATGATACTAAAAAACAACCTATGTTCTTTGGTAAACCTTTGGGTGTACAAAGATATGATTCATATAAGTATCCTGTTTTTGATAAGTTAACACAGCAACAACTAGGATATTTCTGGAGACCTGAAGAGGTATCACTACAGAAGGATAGGGCAGACTATCATACACTATCACCTCAACAGAAGCACATCTTTACTTCTAACTTGAAGTACCAGATCCTCTTGGACAGTGTACAAGGTCGTGCTCCTGGTATGGCTTTCGCTCCATACTGTTCACTACCTGAGTTAGAAGGATGTATGAATGTATGGCAGTTCATGGAGATGATACACTCCAGATCGTACACATATATCATTAAGAATGTTTATTCAGATCCATCTGAGGTCTTTGATACTATACTTAAGGATAGTAATATTCTTTCTCGTGCAGAGTCAGTGACTAAAGCATACGATGACTTCATTAACTATGCTAATGATTATGGTCAGAGTAATAGTTGGAAACCTGACATGTATGGTCATCCTAATTCAGAATGGACAAGAAAAGATTTAAAAAGACATTTATACAGGGCAATAGCAAATGTTAACATACTGGAAGGTATTAGGTTTTATGTTAGTTTCGCTTGCAGTTTTGCATTTGGGGAAAACAAACTCATGGAAGGATCAGCAAAAATCCTATCCCTCATTTCTCGTGATGAATCACAACACCTTGTTATCACCCAAACAATCTTAAACAAATGGAAGGAAGGTGATGATCCAGAGATGCAAGCTATATGTGAGGAACTAGAACCAGAAGTTATTGAAATGTTTAGGAATACAGTTGATGAAGAGAAGGCATGGGCTGAGTATCTATTTAAAGAAGGTAGTATGATTGGTCTTAATGATAAACTGTTACAGAACTATGTTGAATGGATAGCAAATAAAAGGATGAGAGCCATAGGATTGGATCCATTATATGATGTACCTATGAGAAACAATCCATTACCTTGGACTGAACACTGGTTAAATAGTAAAGGGCAACAGAATGCCCCTCAAGAAACGGAGATCGAATCGTATGTCGTTGGAGGAATCAAACAAGATGTCAAAGAAGACACCTTCGCAGGATTCAAACTCTGATATTCAATGGGATATTGAAGAGTTGAAAGATGCTATAAAAAGATCTGCAGAAGATCATCCTATAGAACAATGGGACTCACTGTTGAATGATGCAGGTCAGCATGATATAGGTGAGGGTATGACCCATATGATATGGGCTACAGCACGTAAACAAGGACTAGCATGAGTAGTTTAATTTTTCACGTTTATGATAAGAATGATGAAGTAATTGCTCACACCTTATCTGTTGATGAGTTAGAGAAGTTATTAGAATCTAAAATAGTAAATACAAGTAAACATCTTGTAGTTCCAGTAGAAGACCAAGGATATACCGATGCATCTTATTGACCAACTGTATAAACAAATGCCTTTAAGTAAAAACTATCGCTTAAGACTTGTTGAGATCCTTTACAAAATGAAACTAGGTAGAACAGTATCATTGGATGATAGGATTTGGATGAGTAAGCTTACGAAAGCCAACCTTCATGCACATGGATTAGCAGAGAATATACTGTGCCCAGATTTTGTTGAAGACACAGCTTGACAAGAAATCAAAACATGCTATACTATATTTGTTGAGACGACGGTTTCAACGGGGAGTGACTGAATAATCTTTCTGGCATATAGCTGGATAAGGTGATGAGACACAGGTGGTGCTGCACCGA